CTTACTTATTTGTCCTTGTCCCCTCGAGAGGGGATTTTGGAGATAGGTTAGTGACACCTTGAACTCGAACCACTATAAAAGAAGCTTTCATAGGAAAGTTTCCAGTCCCTGAAGTTATCAAGCCCAGCCCGTTAGGGCCTCGGATCTCTCTACTCTTCGTCTTCAGTTCCCGATCCAACAGTTATAAAGGGGCCCAGCTATCTCGCTAGAGGTAAGCCTCGGACTCGCGTCTTCCCCACACTCTTATCAAGCCCAGTACCTTTATTGATTATCAGTACCTCGGTCTATTTCTAGACTACTCTTCGGAGTGTCAAACTGCTGTTTCACTAGAGGGTCTCAACAAATGAAACCCTCTCCTTTCACTACTACCTTTTGAATCCCTGTTGCCAGGTGCTTTCTCAACTTCAAGATTCGGTCGAAGGACTCTTTTGAATCCTTCGGTCGAGGTTGAAGTATCTGCCTTACGTTACGCAGTAGCATTGTTTTAGAATACATACTACGCAACTCCATTAGGTCGGATTCTTGAAATTTTTGACCTCAAAGGATGACATTACGTCCTCCTTTAATGGCCATCTCAATTTCCTTTAGATCTATCTTAAGGCCTTGGAAGGCCTGTCGGATTTGATCCCTAATAGTAAAATATGTTAGTCATGCCCTATCATCATCGGGGGACGGTTTATCCGATCCCGGTGGTAACAGTTCATACTCCCACTTAGGCTTTGGAAGGTCCTTCCAGGTAAAACCGGATGTAGACTTGACAAAACGACGCCAACGGAGTTCAACTGTTTCCAGTATTGTCACGCAGGACGCGTAAAAATCAAGTACTCCTCTTTCAGTGTTCGCTATGATCGGCTCCAAAGCCGAATTCATCAGGACTCACTGATCGAGGATCACCGGTTTGACCCCAGAGGGTCCAAACCAAGCCAAGGCCAGATTTCTGAGCCTTTTCGGTAAGTGATTTAGTACAGCTAAGCGAGATTTAACTCGATAACCATACCCCAACACAGATGTGAAACGGGGGAAAGAGACACCGTATTTACGGGCGAACTCCAATCCCGCCATTCCACTAAAGAAGGCTACAGCCAATTCCGCAAGCGGAACTGGTGAGCAGTCTTCTCCCTGGACGAAGTACCTCTTAGCAAATTCTAGGACCCCATTACGGGAGACCAAAGACTTTGCCAGACCGATACTTACGCCCAGGTCTTGCATCAGTTGCAAGTACTGACGGGCCACACGGCCATCAGCAATTACAATGTCATCACCTAATATGGCATAGGATGAGAAAGTTCCGATCGACCAGCCGACCTTACGGGCGGCATGGGCGACGAGGAAGTGGTGCGTCAGGGCAAGCATCCCTCATGAAGAGAGAGCACCCATCGGCTGTCCCACGGAATACATAACATGGCTAGGTAGACTTTCCACCGCGAACTTTTTCGCTGAAGTGGGAAGTCTATAACCTCGATTTACCAGTATCTCCGCCCAGACTCGACCCATTGGATTACCATCTTTGGTTTCACCCAAAGCATAATTCAATAGGTACGCCTGGAGAGTTACAGGCAATCTGTCAGTTGCAGCCGATAAGTCGAAAGATCAGAAACGAGTATGACCTCGTTCAATCAATCTCTTTATCGGCGCCAACTGATTATGCGTTCCGTCTGTGGGAAGGCGATCTAGGAGATCAAAGATCCCTAGGTGGAGTGGCTTCATCAGTCACTGGGTCCAGCAATCAACCATTGCAAAAACCCTCACCTTTCCAGCAGCTTCCTGCTTTAATCCAAGACGCCCAATAGAGTGGGGAAAATCCCTAAATAACGCTCTATTCGGTGCCTCAGGATCTATCATGGATCCAACCGTCACTGCCAACGCCTCTATACGTTTCACAAAGTTTCAATAACGGTCCTTTAGATAAGGACCCGCTATTGAATCATGGAACTCAGCGAACTGAGTCCAAACTTCGCTATTATATAGAGAGTATGCAGCCTGCTGTATACCGAGCCAAGAAGTGGAGTATTTAAACCCCTCCTTCTCACTCAGAGCAGCAGTAGACGGACTACTTTTATAGATCATAGCTTTAACTGGACTGTGAAGTTTCTTTTTCAGGTCTCCACGATTCGAGATTCCAACCCAATGGAAGAAGGACTTAATGTCCTCCTGCCAGAAGGCTTCCTCTCTTATCGGGACTCCAGGAGCAGTGATAGTACTTAGATTTAGGTATCCTTTATACTCTATTACCCTATATAGGGAAAACAGACTTAATCAGATACGTAAAGCTTTCCTATCACCCGCTCGAATCAGCCCTCGCTGGGTGCGAGGGATGATTCGTGGAAATCCATCAGCCGAACGAGACACCGCGACCTTAAGGCCGCGAGTCCCATCTAGCTGCATCCCCCCTACTGCCTGCATTAAAAGCACATTACATGCTTTTAAATACAGGACCAAGCCGGGTCTCCCCGATTTGGCAAGTAGTTGGAATGCAGCCCTAGTAAAGACTACTGTGGCTCTTGTCCAAGATGGTTTCTTTCCTACCAGGATCAGATCAACGATTCGATTGAATCAGTTAATCCAACCCTTACCAGATTTTACACTGGTAATCCTATTAAAAAGAACTTTAAGTTCTCGTAATTCTCCTGAACGCAACATACTGATTAAGGAATTAGTATTTCTTTTCATATGTGTGTTTAGGACTTTCCAGTTGAAGATCTCCTCTGTTAAGTCTACCAATAAGGGTATTAGCCCGTAAGCAGGCACAGTCTTGCGACCCAGAGGAACGGTTTACCGTCTCTTAACTTCAACTGAGGTTGAGTGACCTGAGTAGAACCTACTCCCCCTTAGTACGAGACTAAGGAGGTACATCGTCTTGCAATACTCGTGGAATTAGGATAGTTAAAGAACCTTCTAACCTTCAGTTTCCCCCAGGTCCTATGGACAAGGGGGGCTGCAGGATCCCTTCTAAGGGGGGCCGAGGCCCTAGGAGAAATGAAACTTTATCCGAAGACCAGTTCCACACTCCCAGAATATTGAATTTTACACCAATATTCAGAAAGTTACTCATCAGGTACGCTGCACTGGTTATTGCTAACACAGCGCAAACGCGCAGGTGGAGGTTTTAACCTGGTTATGGACATGAGTCCA